ATCTTCTGGGGTTCCCTGCAATTGATGATGAAGTCCTACAGTTGTGTGATTACTATGGGGTTACACTTCTTGAGGATTGTTGTGAGTCTCATGGTGCTACGTTTAAGGGTACTAAGATTGGTAATTTCGGAGACATGTCTTCGTTCTCTTTCTACTATGGACACCATATGACAACCATTGAAGGTGGAATGGTATGTACCAACCACAGTGGACTTTATGAAAAACTTCTACTTCTTCGTTCTCACGGACTTCTCCGAGAACTACCAAAGGAAGCACAAGAAGATTACAAGGACATGGTGGTAGATGATAACTTTACGTTTATGCTGCCTGGATATAATATGAGATCAACTGACTTCAATGCAGTTCTTGGTCAAATGCAACTGAAAGATCTGGACAAGCACAATGATATTAGAATTAAAAACTTTGACAAGTTTGCCTCTACTCTAGATCCGGAGAAGTATCATGCTGATTTTAGAACCGAAGGTAATTGTAGTTTCTGTTTCCCGGTGATTACTAAGAATGGAAATGTACAGGAGATAAGAAAAACTCTAGAAAGGGAGGGTGTAGAAACTAGACCAATTATTGCAGGTAATCTGTATAGACACCCGTTCATGAATAGAGTAAACCAAAAGAGGTTTGACACCAATGCAGAATTGGTACACCAGAATGGATTTTATATTGGAAATAACCATTCGGTTCGGGTAGAAGATGTAGACTGGCTTACTGACTTGTTGAATAAAAATTGATATGGAGTGTATAGTATGAGTGTAGCAGAAGTAACAAAAGACTTTTTGTGGGTAGAGAAGTATCGACCTAGCAAAATTGAAGATTGCATTTTACCAAAGGACATCAAGGATACCTTTCAGGGTATTGTAGATTCGGGTGAATTGCAAAATCTACTTCTTTCGGGTGGAGCAGGTTGCGGAAAGACAACCATTGCAAAAGCCTTATGTAATGAAATGGAATCGGATTGGATTATTGTCAACTGTTCAGAAGACGGTAACATCGATACTTTGAGAACCAAGATCCGTAATTTTGCCAGTAGCGTATCGATTGGTGGGGGAAACAAGGTAGTCATTCTCGATGAGTTTGATTATGCAAATGCACAGAGTATGCAACCTGCACTTCGTGGTTTCATTGAAGAGTTTGCAAACAACTGTCGTTTCATCCTGACTTGCAACTTCAAGAATCGAATCATTGAACCCCTTCATTCAAGATGTACCAATGTTGAGTTTCGCATTCCCAACTCAGAAAAACCCAAAATGGCAGCAGGGTTTCTAGAGAGAATCGAATACATTCTCAATGAAGAAGGTGTTCAGTATGAGCAACGAGTTCTTGCTGAACTTGTAATGAGACACTTTCCTGATTTCAGAAGAGTAATCAATGAGATACAGAGGTATTCGGTAGCGGGAACAATCGACATTGGAATCTTGTCCAAAGTGGGTAGTGTTAAAATTAACGAACTCACGGAAGCAATGAAGACAAAGAAGTTTCCGGATGTTCGTAAGTGGGTCGTAGAGAACCTAGATAATGATCAGACGCGAATCTTTCGAAAGATATATGATGGTTTGTATGAAACTATGGAACCACAGAGTATCCCAAGAGCAATTCTTGTTCTTGCGGAATATCAATACAAGTCTGCGTTTGTTGCAGATCAGGAAATTAATCTTACAGCATGTTTAACAGAACTTATGATGGAGTGTGAATTCAAATGAATAAAATTAAAGGATTTAAACCACACGGTGATTGCGTAGTCATCGAACTTTGCGAGAAGAAAAAAGAGTTTGATAAGATCATCTACGAAGACAAGAAGAACATTCCTTGGGTAAAGGGTAGAGTTATGTCTATTGGTAGAGGTGTGAAAGATCACAACGGAAACGTATATCCTTGTGATTTCGAGGTGGATGATTATGTTGTGTTTGATAAGACAAAGGGCGTAGAGTCGTATGAAGGACTAGCAATCGTCAAGGTTCAATCCGTTGTTATGGTGGTAGATAAAGATACAGAGATTTCAGGATGAAATTAGGAGATTACCTAAAAGCAATAAATACGACTAAGGAACCTCTGATGGATTCTGAGGATCATTTTATAGAACGTGATTATACTCCGTTTGTTATTAATCGGTGTCTGTCGTTTTTCCCCGATACGATTCTGCAAGTAAACGAAATGAATGTCAGATCTTCTGTTGACAAGAAGATGCAGTTTGATTTTCTTTCTTCTACAATCAGGAAAGGACGTAGGTATAGTCCTTGGATCAAGGAAACTTTACCCGATGATATTGAGGTAGTAAAGGAGTATTTCAATTATAGCAACAAAAAAGCCAAGGAAGCGATCGATGTATTGACTCAAGAAGATATTGAAATGATCAGATCCAAACTCTCAAAAGGTGGGAAAGTATAAATAGTATTAAAGTGCCATTTATATAAAGGATGTGAGCATGGAGAGAATTGAACTAAGTATTGATGATTTGGTAGAAGTAGAACTATTTGAAGACGATGACTTTTTAAAGATAAAAGAAACATTGACTCGAATAGGAATCTCTTCCAGAAAAGAAAA